GTCAAGACCCATCATGAAGCCGTTGATGTATGTCGTGAAGTACAGCTTTATCGCGTCGATGAAGGCGTAGAAGCTGTATTTCATGAAGCCCATCACGCCCTCCCAGAGCGAGCCCCAGCCTGTTATCTTCGAGCAGACCCACACTATCGCGCCGACGAGGGCTATTACGCCGGCCACAATCAGAACCACAGGGTTCATTGCCATGACAGCGTTAAACACCGCCTGTACGCCAGTCCATACTTTCGTTGCCGCACTCACAACAGTGGTGGCGATGCTCGCGGCGTTGGTGGCTACAGTCAGCACCCCGATTGCACCCGCCACGCCGATGACTATCGGCTTGTAATCCTTGAATATCTCTATCGCCTTTGATACTCCGTCACCCACCGCAGATATAGCGTTGGTGGCAAGGTCAACCAATGGCGAGAGCACAGGCTCTATCGCGCCGAAAGCGTTTATCAGCAGTTCGTCGACAGAGTCTTTCATCTGGTTCATCCTTCCCGACATCGTCTGTCCGGCTTTCTCCGCTCCCTGGTAAAATAAACCGCCTTTCTCCGTGGCCCATGCGAACGCCTGTGCGAGCATCTCCGCCGAAATCTGACCCTTGCCCATCTCATCCTTCAGCTGCGACATGCTCTTCCCGGTATGTTCGCTTATCACCTGCAAGGGGTTGAACCCGGCGTTGATGAGCTGGAGCAGATCCTGCCCCTGCAGCTTCCCGGCACTGGTGGCCTGCGAGAATGCCAGTGCGAGCGACTGCATCTTGTTTGCATCGCCCATCGCAATGTCGCCAATCTGTTTCAGCGTGTTGAAAGACTTCTCACCGCTCAGTCCGAACGACATCATCGTCTTCTGCGCCTCGATGAGACCTGCCTTGTCATAGACGGTCTTCTTGCCGTATTCAGAAATCTGTCCGAAAAGTTTGTCAGCAGCAGCCGTGTCACCGGCGAGAAGCGAGGTGATGTTCTGCCTTTGCAACTCATTCTCCATGCCTTTCTTCACCGAACTCACGACACCCACGCCTATCATAGACAGAGGGTTCACAAGTGCGGGAATGCTCCCTGTTATGTCATTCATCCATTTTTTGAACTTCCCGCCGTCAAGGCTCTCCAAACGTTTCACCTGCTTTTCTAAACGCTGTATCTCGTGGTTTGTCGCTCGTATGGCGGCGGTGTTGCTGCCAGGTATCCACTCGCGCTGCATCCTCAGTGCCGCAATCTTCTCGTTCAGCGAGCCTATGCTGTTGCCTGTATCAGACATACATTTCTTGGCGGCATTCATCTTCACCTGAACCTCCGACCATTTCTCAAGCATCTTGTCATTGTTTATGTTGATCGCCTTGAGTTTCGGTGAGATTTTGTCCTGCAACTCCAAAATATATGTAAGAATGTTGTTCGCCATCTGAAATTTTTGTTTATTTTTGCAGCCTGTTAAAAATGAATGTCATGGTTGTACTGGAAATCGTCTTGGGACTTTATGCTGCCTTTTGGCTGCTGTATGGCATCGGACTGTTTGCCGGATGGTTCGTCAGGACTCTGCCTGTAATCCTTGCCATTCCGGCTATGCCTTTCATTTATGCCTACAAAAAGAAGTCAGAGTGTCCATGTTTGTCAAAGTTGATTTTCGCCTTATGGCTCGCATTTTATGTCGTGCTTGCTTTCGGCATCATCATGGAGTGTGTCTCTTAGCCTCTTCCTTTCTTACCCATTCGAGTTCCTTCACGAGCATCGCCCACTCGGTGTCGCTCAGGCTGTCGGGGTCGGCCACGTGCATGTAGTAGCGCAGCTGCGCGTTCACCTTGCGCAGCGTGTCGCCGTCGCCCACCTCGGCAGCCGCTACAGCTTTTCCAGCTCAGCCTCCTTCACCTCGATGAGTTCCGCCAATTTCGCCGACACGCCCAGGAACAGGCTGTCGTCCGTCTTCACGGCTTCGCTGCCCCCGATGAAGCAGTCGTTCAGGAGCGCCTCGTTGAATTTTATAGGGTCTGTCTTGCCCGCCACCGACGCGTAGCTGAGAGCCTTGCGGCTCGGCTTTTTCAAATACGCCACGTGTCCGTCGCATCTCACAGCGAAAATCTCGCCGTGTTTCTTCTTCCAGGCCTCAATCTGTTCCGGTGTAGCCTGTCCCACCATTGTCTTTCCGTTGTCTTCCATTTTTGATGATCTTTAAACTTTAAACTTTATAAACTTTACAAACTTTATAAACTTTCTACTTTACAAACTTTCCACTTAAAAGTCCCTCGCACGTCATCATGGAAAACTGTTGACATGCGGGGACTGTTGCTTATATGCCTTTCTTGATGCGAAGCGCGATGAACGGAAGCGTCACTTCCATGAACTTGTCGCCCTGCTTCGTCTCGTGCGGCTCCTCGGTGAACTGCATCCCCTGGATGACGTCCGTGATCATCACGTCGCCGTTCGCGGGGTTGCCGTAGGTCACAACCGCGTCAAGCTGGAGGCTGAGGATTGACCCGTTGCCGTTGGCGCGGATGGTCTCAAGCTCGCTCTGGAGCACGGTCAGTTCGCCCTCGTATGACTTGTTGCCCTTCTGGATCGCGATGGGTTCGTTGCCCTTGCCATACACGACCTCCTTCTCCTGCTTGCTGGTGTACTTGACACCGCGCACGCCGGTGATGTCCTTGCCGCCGAGCAAAAGCGTGACATCCGCAAATTCGTATTCCCTTGAATTGAACATAATCTCTCCTTTCCTTATGAGTTGTTGACCTTGAATCCGAGTGTAACCTCAATGTACTTGGTGTATCCGTGGGGCTTCACCTTGAGGCTGATTTCGAGCCGTGATGTCGAAACCACGTTCTGGTCGGGGTTGATGTAGCACTCAACGCCCATGTCGTTGGCATCGCTTGGGTCGTTGCCCAAGTTGCCGTATGATGTCATGTTGTTGATGATTGCCGACTCCACCGCCGTCTGGATTGACTTCACGACTGGCGCGGAGATCTTGCCCTCGTCGGTGACCGCCACCTCCTCGGATATTTCGTTGACCAATGTCTGGTATGCGATTCTGTACGCCTTGTCTATCACGCGTCGGCGTGGAATGAGGGCGTAGTCGTCTGTCGGTGCCGTGGCTAACTTGTCGTCACTCCAGAAGTAGCCGCCCTTGCCCACGAACGTGCGGGGGCAGATGAAGCCCGCGTCGCTGATGGTCGCAGGGCTGCCGAGTTCCGCGGCTGCCGAACCGATGTACATCGCGGTTGCGTTGATCGAGCCTGTGCGCACACGCGCTATCGAACGCTGCACCGGGATTCTCGCGCAGCGTCCCGCCACGAGACCCACCGCCGCGCCCGTGCTGCCTGTCACCGTGTCGCCGATGACCACGCACACGCGGTTGTCGTCGCCGGTGTTGATGGGGTTGGCGGTCAGTGTCGCCGCCGTGCCTGTGTAGTGTCTCCCTTCGAGGATCACGAACAACGGCGCGAACAGGTTCTCCGTCGCCCATTCAGCTAATCCCTGCGCGTTGGTGATGGCGTCGCGCGTCGCGCCGTCGATGCCTGTCGTCGTCACTGGCGTGTAGCCCGTAGGGTCTTTCACCGCCACGAACAGTATCCTGATCGAGCCGTTCGCCGCCTCGATGAGTTTCTTTGCGTTGTTGGCGCTCGTCTTGTCAACGAGGTCGTCCTGCCCGTCGGTGTCGGCCGATGCTAATATCCACAGCTTCGTGCCGTCCGGTGCCTCGGAGTAGAACTCCTTCACCGCCTTGTAGATGGTGGCGTTCGCGTCCGACGCGCCGTCGGTGATGCCGAGGTCTGCGAGTCCGTCCAGCTTGTCGATGAGGTACGGGGTGTTGAGGGCGAACTTGCCCGCCACCGCCACGCCTGTCGCCACAAGGCCCGCCACGCCGTCTTCCATCGGCTCAGTCGCGCCAAGCACGCCGTTTGCGAACTCTATTTTTACGTATGGTAATGCCATTTCCTTGTCTTTTTAAGTTTACTTTAAAAACCGTTTAAACGTTAATAAAACAGCCAGGGCCGCCACCAGAATCAGGAACAGACGGCCGAGCCGGATCTGTGTTGCTTGCCACCACGTGAGCGGCTTTTCAGTCTCGACGTATTCGACACTCCGCTCCATGCGCTCTATTGTCTGCTCGCGCATCCTCAGCAGCAGCTCAAGGCTGTCAGTGTTGCTTTTGACCTCCATAAGGGAGCGTGAGTCCGTCGGTGTCAGTCTGACCACTGTCATCGTGGTGCTTCTTCCGTTCACCGCTTCGAGCTGGTCAAGGAGTACGTTGCCCATGCTGTCGCATTCGAGCCACGCCCTCAGCCATGCGGAGTCCGCCGGTATGGTGACGACGCTGTCGCGCCATCTCTCCACCACCACCGTGCTGTCACTCCTTTGCGGCGTCGGCGTCCTGCTGCTTCTGCAACTCAGTGCGCACAGGGCAATTACTGCGATACTCGCAGTCATTGACCTTGTCAACAGCCTTGCGTAATTTAGTGACCTCACGTTTGAGCCCTCCCATTTCGGTTTGCAAAGGTTTCGCTATGCTTTCCTTGAACTCGTTGACGTAGGTCTTAGCGAGTTCCATTTCCTTCTGCTTGTTGTCAGCCTCAATGGACTCGGTCTCACGGCGGTGCTTGCGCCCGCTGGTGAACCAGCCGCACATACCGAGCAGCGCCGTCACTGCAAGTACCATGTCCTTTATGAAATCGAATTTGTCCATTGCGCCGTTATTTTGTGAAATACAGTCCAGCCTCCTTGGTGCGGCGGCTTTGCAGACTTGGCAAAACGACCTTGCGTCCGTTGACTGTAGCGTACTTCCATTTCATTATTTCATTTTTGATATTCGGGTCGTCGGGGTTCGCCGCCACCATTTTCTTCAGGGTGGAAGACCTGAACGCACCCAGACCCACATTGAAGACGAACGACACAAGGGCATCGAACTGGTTCTGTCCGAGGGTGCCGCAGCGCGACACTTCAATTTCAGGATACATCAAATCCAATGCAAGAAGTCTCTCGGCTTGTGCCTCTGTTATCTTCCTGCCCGGCTCGACGTTGCCTGTGTGTCCGTAGCCGATTGTCCACACCCCGGCGGCGCACCTGTACGCCTCCAGGCATAGGCCCTCAAAGCCCTT